GAACTGGGTAGTAGTTTTGCGTAAGGAGCTTATTCTCCTAGTGCACAATCATCTACTACTGGCGTTGGCTCTGGATTCACAGTTAATATCACTGTCAAAACTGGCAGTGTTGTTGAGTTTAGAAATAAGACCACTGCATGTAAGGCGTATGTGGATGCTAACAGCACATTTGCAGTAGGAGATATTCTTGGAACAGGATCTACACAAGCTACAATCACTGCAATTGAGAATAGATCGTTTAACAGACTGTTCCATAATTTCACTGATATGTTACCGTCTCAAAATTCTACTATAACATATGAAGTGTTTGGAACTAAACCATCCGGTGTCGCTATACCCGGCAATATTGGACTGCCTATAGGAAGAGCAACCCAAGAATTTACAAAAGAAGAATATGCTATATACTCTAAATCAAATGAATCAGTCTCTTTATCTGGAGCCAAATCCTTTAAAGTTGAAGCAGTATTGAGAACACCAAGTGATCTTGTCAGTCCGGTAATTGATATTTCTAGAGCAGGGTTTGATTTATTTGTAAATGATATAAATAATGTTTCTACAAATGAAGAGAGTAGAAACGGCGGTGATGCTACTTGCAGATACATTTCTCGAATTGTACAGCTTACAAGAGACAATTTAGCTGAAGATTTGAGAGTTTACATGGATCAACGAGTACCCAATGATGCAAGCGTTGAAGTGTATGCTAAGTTTAGAGCCGCAGAAGATGATGGTCAATTTAGAGATGATCTCTATTGGGTCAAACTAGAAACAAACAATCTTTCTGCACTACCCCCAGGAAGGTTTGTTGAGATTGAATATAAGGTTCCACTTAGAAATAGCAATCTTGTTGGTCTTGGCGGAGATGCTCAAGATACACTTGAATATATAACTGATAGGGTGAGTAGTACTTCTATCACGGCAGGCGGCTCAGGATACACTGCGGCGCCAACTGTTATAATCTCTGGTGGAGGTGCATGGAAGCAAGCGACTGGCATCGCTCAGATTTCGGCAGGCGCAGTTGTGGGAATCACAATTACTGATCCGGGTCGAGGTTATACTAGTGCCCCTACTATCGCATTCAGCGGTGGTGGCGGAACTGGGGCTACTGCTACTGCAACTACTAGCACCATTACATTTACTAGATATAAGGACTTTGCAATTAAAGTTGTTCTGAAAGCAGGAAATACTTCTGAAGTACCTGCGATCAAGAACCTCAGAGCGATTGCAATGCAGGCATAAATATGAGTACGAATACTAAATTCAGAGAAGTGGGGTCAGGAGTTTTTATCAATATGGATAAAGAAGGTCTTACTCAATATAAAGCAAGAAAAAAACAAGATTCTAAGGTTGATGAAATTACTTCTGATATAAATAGTTTGAAATCAGAGCTATCTGAAATAAAAGAAGCACTCAAAATTTTAATAGAAAAAAACTAGGATAAAATAAATGGCAACTTTAACCACTAGAGCAGGTAAAGGTAGTCCACTTACTAATACAGAGGTGGACACTAACTTTACCAACTTAAATTCTGATAAGTATGAAGCTGGTGATGATATTTCGGTTGCCGCATTGACCTTTTCAGGCGAGCTTGTTGCCGGTTTGGATGGTTCTGTAACTGCGGCGGGAACTACACAAGGCACGGCAACTGCACTCACAAAAACTTATAACATTGTTCAGACGGCGACTTCTAACCAAGGGGTTGTTCTTCCTGATGCAAGCACTGGAATCAAGATTACTGTATATAATTCGACCGCGGTCAATATTAAAGTATATCCTGCTTCAAGTGAAAGCATCGACGGAGGCTCTCTTGATGCACCTGTAGTTGTAAGACCAGACAATGTAATAGACTTGATTGCTACTTCTGCAACAAGCTGGCAGTCGCTTCTTCCCGATCTTGATGACTTGAATGTTACTACAGTCACCACTTCCGGGGATGTTACAATTGGCGGACACACACAGTTTGGTGTGACTGCGGCAATTGGTACAGCAGGATCAGATCAAGGCACGGCAACTGCACTAGTTGAAACTCTCAGTGTTATTACTACTAATGCGGCAAGCACTCAGGGAGTAAAACTTCCTACTGCGGTTGCAGGTAGAACAGTGACGGTATTTAATGCTACTGCTACAGACTGCAAACTATACCCGAACTCTTCAGATAGTATTAATGGCGGCTCTGCAAATGCATCTATTACTCTGCCGGCAAACACATCTTATACATTATCATGCAAAGATTCCACAGACTGGAGAGTACACAGACCACTAGCAGTATACGACTCTAGCGGTACACTAGTAAACTAAAAGGTGACAAGTTAAATGGCTGGCCCACTAAAGATAAAAACAGACGATATTACTGCAAGCAATATTCAGGGCTTGCAGGAACTGACTGTTGCCGAAATTAAAAATTATACGGCAAACATCATCACGACTGAATATGCAAGTGCGTCTGGTACTGCATCACTTCAAGTAACTTCTGGCGCTCTTTCTGCTGGGTTCACTAGCATTGGCACATTTACCAACAGGGTAAGAAGCGAAGAAGTTGGAGATCACCCAGCAGCCGGAACAACAACATCTACTACTTACACTTTTGGTGAAGCAACTGGGGTAGCGAGCGATACTAAAACCGCAGTTCCTCTTAGATTAGATGGTAACAACAAAGTTGAGCCAGCAACGGATGCTGAGATTGACGCCGAAATCTTGGATGAAGTCATTGAAGCAATGATACAAGACGATGCTAATACTGCTGGTCAATATTGGTTAGCGGCAACGGCTCCTGCAGGGGGTACATGGGTTAATCGTGGTCAAGTTGATGATACTCAAACTGACGGAACTACTGTAACAAAGTATCTTTGGCAAAAAACTGCGGCAACTACAGTGCCTGGCTCTTCTACAAACAGAACTCTTGTAAAAGATGGTGGAATAAACATCAAAGAGTTTTCTGACAGTGAACTACAGTCTCTTACAAATAGATTTAGAAATAGAATTGTCGCAACAAATATTGGTCGATATGAAGTAGTAGCTTCTGCTCCGGGTACGGGTACTTGGCAACAAAAGGGTGAGACTCTTACTGACCAATTAAAAACAGTTGCAGATCAAGCATATGCTGGAGCTTATACCGGAACATATGCAGGAACATATAGCACTGCATTTGCCGGATCCTACACCGGGTATTATGTAGGCAGCTTCACCGGCAACTACACAGGGTATTACACCGGGTTCTACAGTGGTGCGTATGCAGGAACATATGTTCTGTACTATGGTGGTTCTATTGGAGGATATTTCACTGGATATTACACTGGGGCGTATGCTGGGGCTTATGCCGGAACATATGCAGGATCTTACAGCACTGCATTTGCCGGATCATACACTGGGTATTATGTAGGCAACTTCACCGGCAACTACACAGGGTATTACACTGGGTATTACACTGGTGCAACGATTCAGGCTACTTCTTCAACTCAGGAATCTAAAAAGCTGTTTTTGAGAATAGCATAAATATATTTGTTATTATTAATTTGTGGAGTTTGTTATGGAACAAGAAAAATATAGAAATCCTATTTGGCAGGATAAAAACAATAGGCACATTGTGTGTGAAATTCTTCAAGGAAATGGAGAATATGCAGTGTGTCATGTTGTCGCCGGACCTGAAGAAGACGGCGGGGAGAATGTAGATTATAATGCGCTTGTGGAGATTTATGGGATTGCAGGCTTAGACGAGAAAACGCAAAAGCATAAAGAATGGCAACTGCGTCAGGCTGATAGAAAAAAAGAACACGAAGAGCAAAAGTTTCAGCGACACAAACAAGAAGTTTTATTTAACATGAAGCTCGAGGCGTTTGAAATCGAAGCTATCAAAAACTCTCAAAACAAAGAACTAAAGAAGCTAATTCGTAAAGCTAAGACTCCCTTAGAAGTGCAGGCGTATGCGACTATATTGATCCAAAAGGAACTGGACATCAATGAATAATGGCTACATTTATGTAGCCTCTGTCAATAAAGCATTTTACTACGCCGCAAAAAAATCAGCCGAATCTTTATTAGACTTCTATCCAGAGGCTAAAATCACTCTCTTTACCCATGACTTTTGGGTAGAAGATGAAGACTATGAAATCTTTGACCAAGTAATCACCGGGATACCAGAACATATCAGAGCTAAGTTATGGGCGTTATCTAGGACTCCATATGATAATACGCTGTACATCGATGCTGACACGGTTATAGAACATGAGGACATACAAAATGTTTTCGGTTTGATGAATAATAACGATATCACCTTCACTAGAAATCGTCCATATAATGCAAAGATAACAAAGCTATCTGACACAGAAGAAATGATTTATCATTGTGGATTGTTTGCTTACAACAACAAACCCGAAACATTAAAATTGATGAATGCTTGGTACGATCAGTATATTGAGCAGAACAAACCTAATTGGGTATCTGATCCCTATCCTTGGGAAGTGAGAAAATGGGATACATTCAGTATGTGGTATCTGCTAAATAAAACAGACCATGGATTGAAAATAGGCGAATTTCCTAAACCAGATGCAAGATGGAATTTTGTTTGGGGATATTTAGATAATGAGTTGCAAGACACTGAAAGAGTGATTCTGCACTATACAATTTCTGACCGAGAACTTTTTGGCAATGAAGATATTAGACACAATTAATCCAGAACTCATAGAACTTCTTGAGCCGTATATGCATTGGTTCTTTAGTACTGACTATGAAAGTCTCCCTAGAAATCAAAGAGGAGCAGATAGAGAACACAATCTTTATTCTGCATCCTCATATGATTACTTGAAGGAAGTTATGTCCAACGAGAATCATATTGGCCCGCCCGAAGTATCAAGTGTCCGAGACTTACAGATGGGACCTGATATCCCAAAAGAACACAAACAAAAATCTGCGGAAATAAATGATGCTCTTGTAAAATTTCTAGGAGCAAAGTTTAGCGCAGTGCATGTTTTTTATCTACCAGACGATTTTATGGGTTGGCACAATAACTGGGATTGTCCTGGATATAATATATTAATCAACTATAATCCAGAAGGAAAGGGTTGGTTTAAATATTACGATTATGATAAAGATGCGATTGTGACATTAGAAGATCCTAAGGGTTGGTCTGCTAAAGTAGGATACTATGGTGGAAAAGCAGAAGATCCTAATAAACACTACTGGCACTGTGCTGGATCAGAATCTCCTAGACATACATTTGGTATGGTTATACCCAACAAAGAAATGTGGGAGATGATGGTAGAGGATATAGAGGGCTGATTAAACCAGCCCATCTCTCTGCCCTATAATCATGTAACGATCATATTCTTTCTTACCGTCCCATGAGTAATAGTGTTGTTTCTTCGTACCTTCATAATTTATTTCATCGAGACCAACTTGTTCTTTCAGCGCATCAATTGAGTCAACACAGTTGATGCCGTACATCTCTTCAACCACATTGCTATTCTGTAATGCAAATATTGCGTGTGGGTTTTTTGTACGCAATTCTTTCAGTGGATACATCTGCTCCGTTTGTATGCAAATCACTACATCAACTTCGATTTTGTTTAGATTTTCAAACTCAAAAGGAATATCTAAATTATGATGTCTAGTTTTAATGAACTTCTCTTGGGCATAATGTTTGTGAAAAATTTTCGACAACTCAATGGCCTCTTCGTCTAAGTCAACCATATGAATCTGAGAAATGTCTAAGTTTTCACATAGCAGAGGTACCATAGGAATTCCTAACCAAGAATTCAAAATCAAAACTCTAAGGTTACCTGTCTTGAGGTAATGCTCTTCCAAGTACTCTTTAAGCTCCTCAACAAGCCATATAGAAGCATCGACATTGTTCTGACTCAGTGAGTCACGAAAGTCCGTGAGTTTGTGCGGCATGCGTTTTTCAATCACATGTAACGCTTCACCCCAGTATTTGTAGTTGTTTATAAAATTAGAATTTAACATCTTCACTTTTACCCATTGAGTCAAAAATACAGATATAGGGAAGAGCCCTATACACATGTTTCTCGGTATCTTGTGGAAATAGATAACCTTGATTAAAACTGTACACCCAGCCTATAGGGAACAGTTTTTGTTTAACAACCCTACGATTGTAAAAGAAGTTATCAAGTCCACGATAATACCATAAAATTTGTTTCTTGTACTTATTAAAGTACTCTTTGATTGCTCTAGTATCAAGAGTGTCATTCCAACGCAATACACTAGAGTTTAAGTCTGTATATTTATGTGGTATGTGCCTAGTATTTTCATACGAATCATCCAAGTCATGCCACCATGTTTTTACAAAGCATAAGCAATCTTCAGGATCAAATTCAGCAATCACATCAATATTTTTCTGTATGATTACATCTAAATCAAAAAACATCTTCTCGCCTTTCTGAGTAACTAACAAGTCATCAAAAAGATACATCTTATTCCACCACTTTTCCATACGATTGTTTTCGGGAATAGAAATAACATTCACTTCTTCTGCCAAGCCTTCACCGTCTTCAGTGATACAATGAAACTGAAATTCGCAACTCAAGTGTTGCTTACAGCTATCTAGGAGCTGATTTACATGAGAAGCAACATATTTGTCTCCCCACTTTACAGTATAGATATTCATCGCCAATGCTCTAGCAACTTAGGATCTGCTAATTCATCTTGTTTTGTGTGCCCTCGACTTTCATCTTCAAACGGAAGTAAGTCAACATTGAATACACAAACAATACAATTTTCACGATATATGCCGACATTCAAATCATCTTCTTCCCATGATCGACCACGATTGTACGAGTAAGCCATCCAAGAAGGAAAATAATCCCACAAGTCGGCTCCGTATCTACCCCAACGCCAACTGTGATAGTTGTCGGTACCATCAGTAAATGTAAACCAAATCTTTTCTTGATTCTCTAATACATCATTCCATATAGGTTCGCACTGATCGTCACTCCACACTTGACAACTTCCATTAGTATAAGCACCATGTGATAGTTTGAATCGTCTTGTATCCATCGGTCTAGGATCTTGCCACCAAGACTTCATCTTTGTTGGTCTTTCCATATTATATGTAATTATAGGAGTTAAGTCTCCTTGAATGATTACATCCAAATCGAAAAATACGAAGCGACCAGTAGGCTTGTCATGAGCAAAGTTATGAGTATTAAAAACAAAAGTTTTAGGACGATCCCAGCACCTCGCCATACCATATTTAAAATTGTCGTCACCAAACCAATACTTAGGGTGAATATTAGGAATATCAGGAAAAGGAATAACAGTGACATCATCATCTAAGCCCTCAGGATTTTCTGTATAACAATAGAAGTGTGGTTCAAATTCTTTTGGCGTATTTCTAAACGCCATATTCTTTAAACGATTAACAAAGTGAGGACCGTATTTCGTGCCCCACTTAGAGCAAACATAATTAACTCGCATTACAATCTCCACATTTCTTCTTGCATATAGGCAACGGATTTCTTTTCAGATGTTCACTTATGTTTTGCATGTCGCTGTTATATATGATTTCATTGAGTGAGAATTTTGTTCCGTCATTATACTGCATATTGAAAGGGTAGTCAATAGGATGATACGGAAATAATTTGTTTTCGGTGACATCTCTTGCAATGAATGCACATGGGAAAGTATTGCCCGCAGAGTTTATGTAGAAGTAGGAACTCTTTCTTGCATCGCACCAAACAGGATCTTTGTCTTTTGCTTTTGTTCTTCTATTGCGAGTCTCAATTGTATGCCCAAATCTTTTTAGTGTTTCTAAATCGACTGGCTTTCCTTTGTCATTATAATCTGAAACAATTAAATTTTCCCTTGACTTCTCCTCTTCTTTTATATGTACTATTTCTACTATGTCCATACCTTGTAAATCTGGGTTCTCAGTGCGAGTTTGTAGAGTGATAGGAATATCTCTGCTATTGAAAAATTCACACACTTCAGTGAAATTGTCACACTTCACAGGATCCGCAATCTCACATGTAAGGGTTACCCAGTTTATACGGTAGTCACTAAACAACTCATTGAGTATCTTTTTGTTGATTTGTTTACCATCGACAAAAATATCATTGAAATCATTTCCAGTATCATTTCTAGCAGTTGAGATTTGAAGTAACACACCATCAGGTTCTTCATCATACAAGCCCTTATACAAATCACTATACTCTTCACCGTAGCTTTGAAAGTATTTGAAGAGTGTATTGTCATCTCCTTTCTGATTAAGAACTCGCATGAGTTCCTCTCTAGGCATGATATTGTATAATCTCTCAAACACTTCTTCATACTTCTCATTATAAAACAATTCAGTGAGATTGTGAAAATAGTATTTTTTGTATAACTCAGCCAGCTCCTCATATGTGGCGTGCCAGAAAAACACAGAAGGTCCGTTGTCAATATATTCTGACATTAGCCAATCTTGTCGCTGATATGCATATAAAGTATCGAAGGTTTCGCATATTTCTTCATATGTCATATTCCAAAGCATACTCTGATCTGCATCTCTAATAACAGGATCTTCTGGAAACGCTTCAGCAAATGTTTTATGCACCGAAACTAAATCGCCTGCATCAAAATTATCTTTAATAAGTTGATGCGCATCGTAGTTTAGATACCTCTCAGTGATATTTCTTTCTTTAAGCCACGCAAAGCCCATCCAATTCTTCATCTTATCATAGTCTGTATGATATCTGTCCCACTCTCGTATGAATCTAGGAAACTCAGATAAGAATTTATCGGCTAGTTGAACATGATCGTTTCTTTCAACCATGTCCTTTATTTTCAGCAAGTCTTTTGTAGTGTAATCAAAGAAATTCTCGGGCAGTTTGGGTAACCACAATCTTTCAAAATCATCTTTACCGTGCCAATGAATCAATAAGTCATAGTCTTTTTTTAATTCGTGCGGCTTATATTGTTCTCTGTCGCCCGGTATCAGATCAGTATTGAATAGACAGACTTTGCAATCTTCTCTATACAAATGCTCTTCCATATCTTCCGGATATTTTCTTCCTCTGTTGTAAGAGTAAACCCAATCATCAGGTAAAAATTTCCAAAAGTTATCGCCGACTACCTGATGTTCTCTCCAGTAATGATAATTATCGCTGCCTTTAAAGAAGGTCTTAAAAACAACATCTTGTGTTTCTAAAACATCCTGATAAATCTTTTCGCATATATCACTATTCCATAACATAACACTAGAGTTATAAGGAGTGCCCCTGATATTTTTAAACGCTCGGTCATTAAGATTTTTAGGATTATCCCAGTGACTATAAATCATGTGGGGTCCTTCTGTTGCTAAGTCAAAAAAATCATCAATGTTATTTTGTATAACAACATCAAGATCAAGATAGCAAAAAGGTCCTTTAGTTTTGAGCCAATAGTGAGAATTGAATAGAAGAAACTTTGCTCTATCCCAACAATAGTTTTCTAAACCAAACCAGTACTGTGGGTGCAAAGGGCTTATCTTGGGAATAGACCTGACTTGTATTTTTTTATCTAATCCTTCAGGCTCGTCAGTATAGCAAATGAATTTAAATCGTTTGCTATAGTTCCTACTTACCATATGGTATAGATTATTTACATAATCAGGGGAATACTTGTCACCCCATTTTATGCAAAGAAAGTGCATCATAATATTTTTTTCTCACATCGGTATGACGATCTTGTCCGTTCAAAAGAGCAATCATGTATTCAGGTCTGTATTTGAATGATCTATCATCATATATATAATCAGCGCCGTATACATAAGAATAGATCAACCCTTTAGGAAGCGATTTCATTTCACATTCATGCCAAAAAAATCGATCATCGCCTCCGCAGTATTTTACCATGTAATAGTCTTCATTTTCTAAAAATTTGTTTACTATGTGGTCACAGTGCCCACTCTTCCAAAGCATGACACTTGAGTTATAGTTACTGAGATAGCTCATTCTAGGGTCAGGATTAGACTCCCATCTCTTAGTAGGAAAATCATTAGATTTCCAGTATGTGAAAGCGACAGACGCAGTATACTGACAATGCTTCCAGATGTCAACAATAGATTGCTGTAAATGGACATCTAAATCTAAGTAAAGAACATCTCCTAAGTTTTTTAATCCTAGCATCAGCACTTTATTCCAGTGACCATATTCAGAATCTATTGGTATTGTGTTGATCTCAGGGTGCAGTCCAGATGGGTTGTCCGTCAAACAGACATAATTATATTCGCCATTTGTCTTGGCATAAATAAGATTAACATCTGAAGATGTGTATTTGTCCCCATATTTCAATGTTAGTATGGTCTTCATTTTAACAGTTTCATAATTTTATAAATAATACGACTTACAAAGGGTAAACTATGGCTACCGTACAGAATCTATTTATAGACCAGGGAACAACATATGAACTGGTTGTAAATCTGACAAATACAGATGGTTCTGCTAAAGACCTATCTACCTATACTGTAGCCGCGCAGATGCGCAGAAGTTACTACACTAATACTTATACAGCGTTTACAACAGATAAAGTAGACTTGACTGGTGAGATTACACTTTCTCTAACTGCCGCACAAACATCTGCGGTTAAGGCAGGTAGATATGTGTATGATATAGAAATAACTTCAGTTGATGAGACAGTAAGAGTTTTAGAAGGAATTATAACAGTAACACCGGAGGCTACCAAGTAATGAAAGTTTCGGTTTCGGTTGGAAATGCCCCTACTGTTGCTGCCGTGGCTGCACGGTCAAGAGTAGCAGTAGGCAAATTAGAAGACAATATAGGCAATCTGGATAGAGGCGATGATGGTATTATCGCAACAGGCGAAACGCTAGTTTATAATGCAAGTACGGAAAAGTGGGAAGCGGTTTCATTACAGGACAAAGTCGATGCCGCGGTGTCGGTTAGCAACAATATAGGTGGTGCGGTCGAAGCATCCATCTCTGCTGGTGTAACTCTAGATGGCGGAACATTTTAAAGTTAGATAAACAACAAAGCATTATAAACTCAGGAGAGAAAAATGGCTTCAGTAATTCAAATTAAAAGATCCTCGGGCAATACCGCCCCAACGACATCGCAACTGGCAGAGGCGGAACTCGCTTATGTACAAGATGCATCTAATGATGG